TTGCCTCCTTTGCGAAGCTGGGCAGCAAAGTCAACTAACCACTCAGTCATTTCAACCTTCCCTACCAGGTCTGAACCAGGGTGCATACAGCAATCACTCTGCGCCGCTTTGAAATCCTTATACTCATATTCTTGGGCCACCAGATTTTTTGCAGCTTCTATAGCAGCATCCACGCCCTGTGCCCGCAGTTCCGACAGGAAAGAGTCGGTGGCTGGGGTTTCGATATCGTTAATTTCAGGAAGAATCTCTTCCCATGTGGCGATATCGCCATTCAAATGCCATCCGGCAATTCCACTGGAGTTATCCGCAACACTGCGAACGGCTTCAATAGTTTCATGCATTGCCGCATTCTCCGCCGCCAGCGCCGAAAACTTCTCGTGTGCCAACTTAACAGCTGCATCAGCCTGCTTAATTGACTCAATCGCTTTCTGGTGGTCTTCGGACAGAGCCGAAATCTTGGCCTCCGCTTCAGCAAATTTACGCACCAGATATTCAGCGTTTGTTTCGTTAACCTTTAAATCACTTGGGATGCATTTACCTTTCAGAAAACCATCCATCTCAATTAGTGACATTTGTTTCATTTCTTCCCACTCCGCCACATCGCATTCAGATATTTGTTTTGATTCACTGATGGAAAAGAATTTCTCTTAAGCAATTCCTCTCTCGATGGCATTGGCTTTACGCGTTGGCGAATAATCATTTCTGCCGGAAGAATGCCGGGATTGTATGCAAGTCCTCTCATGATTTACTCTCCACGAACTGGTCAATAGCCATGCTAAGTGACACACCTAAATTCTCGATATGTTGCTGAATATCCTGTAGCGTCTGCGCCTGAGATAACAGGATTTCACGGTTGCATAATTCTTTAACCAGATGCTCAAACTTGCTGTAATAACCGATACGGCTTAGTGTTTCTTTCCCTGCATTCTCGCCTTCTTTGATAATTCCTCTTTCGCTAAGAATCAGGTCGTGTTTGGTTCCGGTAATAACGTATTTTCCGAGGTCGATGTTTAGCTTCATTGTTAATTACTCCATGTTAATTTATTCGTATGCCTGCTCTTTCTTCATCGAGTTTTTTTAGCTTGTATCGCATAGCTCTCACTGAATAAATTGAGCGGCAGGTTGCAATTGCTATTTCTTCTGCGGAGAACTTACCGAAAAGTGATACTTCGGCTCTTGTCCAGCGTCTTCCACGAAGTCGGCTAACAATGTCAGCGCCAATCCTTGTTGCTTTCGCCATTACTGCTTTTTCAGTCCTTTCCAGTTTTTCAGCGATAACTTCAACTGGCATTGTTGCCGCTACTTCGCGCAAGAAATCGACTTCCCATTTCTCCCAAGGAGTCTTTTTCATAGGCGATATCGTTATTTGATAAGAAGTGAAGGTTTCCCAACTTTGAGTTGAGCACCGGGGATATTTATTCCTGCTTTTAGTTGGTGTTTGATTGCCAACTTGTCGGCTTTAATTGTCGTTTCAAACTCAACGTATTCAGGAGGAAGGGCGCTTGAGTCGATGATTTCTACAGTTTCTGACGGTTTGCGGATTGTTACCTGGTGAATACCTGCTCGAATCTTTTTCTTGCCAACCATTTCAAGCGATGACGCTATATATGATTTGATGCTGTCAATCTTATTTTGAATTACTGCGGCTCGCTCATTTAGTGACTTTGCCTCTTCCTTGAGGCGTTCAGCATAACCAGATTCATTTTTAATAATGGCGAGAAGTTGCTCTATTTTATCGGTAAATTCTCCTTCCATGCCTTCTATTGTGTCAGCAATCATCTCTGGTTCTAAATCTGAATCCATCAATTTTGCGTATTCATTAGCTATTTCATACAGTTTGCTCACTGGCAACCTCCAGTTTCGCTTTGCATTCTATGTAAATGGCTTGTATGTTCTGCTGCAATTTCATTCCAGATGTCAGGCGATATGCTTCTGCAAAATATCGCTTCAAATCATCCATGTTTTCTGCCTGAGCCATTTCATCACAAAGAAGTTGTGCTTTATCCGTTATTTCCTGCTGGCGTTTCCGTTCATCTTCGCGGATATCTTCCTCTGATTTGTGCGGCATAACTGGTTCAGTCCATACACCTTCTTCTTCGTTTAGTACGTGAATAGCACTATCAAGACGTGATGCCTTAGGCCAATACTTGCTTGCACGCTTTACGACCGTCTTTCGCGCCATCTCATTCCAGTGATTTACCCATGGTCCTTTATCGCTGAATGCTGCCTTGCTTGTTTTCCTTACAGCCTCAATTTCAGCCAGACTCATCTCTTCCGTTAGATAATCACCTGCCGGCGTCTTAACTGTGCAGTAAACGCCAACGATATCACCACGATCACCGAAGGCGTTGTATTTATGGGTTGGTGCTTTATCAAGCCCGTTTGACTCATAGGTATCGTTAGCATGAACAAGTTTTGCCTGACCCCATGAGATAACACCAGACTCCATTGCAATATGGAGCAATCCCATATAGCTGATATCAAGGCAAACCATGCCATCGCGCGGAACCAGATAAGCCAGTTTGCTTGCAGGGTTTAAGGTGATGCCGATCGCCGCAACATTGATGATGGCGTTCTGTGCGCTGGTTGGATTTGCCAGTGCTGTTTTAGCCAGGTAATCGTTTTTCTGGAAATACTGAATTGCAAACTGGCTTTCCTTAGCCCATGTCACCGTCTGTTCAGTCAATGCTCCGCAGAATAACTGCTCTTGCTGTTTAACGAATTCAACGATATTGCTCATGCTGCTTCTCCAAAAATGTGTCTGCGTTTAAATATTGCGAAGGCATATTCAGCCTTAACTCTTTCGGTTATTGCATACCAGAACCATTCAGCGGCTTTTTCCTGATAGTTACAGTCATCATCTTCCAGCCAGTCGATAGCGTCCTTAGTGTGTTCATCTGGTTTATATGAGCGAAGCATTTCGCTTATTGGGTCGCAACGTTTGCAGAGGCGATCAACTTCACTGTTAATTCGTTCGTAATCTTCATCAGTAAAACTTGCGATTATTTGCGATATTTCACGCTTATCATTCAGAGTCAGAATCATCATCTTTCTCCTGTTCTTTGTGCTGATTGAGCATTTTGTTCATCTGACGAATGAATTCTTCGTCTGACCAGTTATCCGTAAAACTCATGGACGGCCTTGTTGTTTCAAAATATCCCAAAGCTTTTCGAGCAAACTTTTCATTCTTGGTTGTTTAAAGTCTGCTCCGGTTAAAATGTTTTTTCGTGAATGCTGTACCGATAAAATCGGGTTGAAAGGGCGAACCGATGCCGCCCCTGCAATAGCGAACTGTTGCATAGGATGCTCCTTCTGTTTGATTGCATAACGAAAACGCCTCGAGTGAAGCGTTATTGGTATGCATATAAAAAGGCCCTCACATTGGAGGGCAAAGAAGATTTCCAATAATCAGAACAAGTCGGCTCCTGTTTAGTTACGAGCGACATTGCTCCGTGTATTCACTCGTTGGAATGAATACACAGCGCAGTGTTTATTCTGTTGTTTGTTCCAAGGTGAATTTAACCAGCAATAAACTCTTCTGGTAATTTATCAACCAGTTGATGGCTTATTATCAGCCATTTGCCATCCTTCGTTTCGTATGCGTATTTCTGGTCTTTTATCATCAGGTGTTCAGCTACTGCCTTAACCGCTTGCTCGGTGACATCTTCTTTCTTTCCTACCCACATTCCTTTTTCAGTGTTTAATGTTCCTTGAAAAATACGACCGCTCAATGGGCTTGCGCCCATAGTTTTAATTTTCATATAGCACCTTAAAAATAAAGGCCGACTATGCGGCCTGTGATGTTAGATTTACTTTCATTTTTGAACGGCAGCTACAATTATGATGGAATGTACAAAACCACTTTCCAGTTCATAGAAGTGGATGATGGCATAAAATAATCCCACGACTCGTTAGCTACTAACTCTTTATTAACTGTGGTGGCAGCAATTTCGGCACCACCTTTATTATTAAAAATGTCGTTCGAATACTGACATTTTCCATCTGCATGCACATATAAAATATCATATGTCTCTGTATCGTAATCACCACTTATGTCTCTGATAACAATTCCTGGCTTCAATGATTTAATTTTCTTGTCCATATATCACCTCAAATAAGTGGTTTGCTGCCTAATTTCATTTTCTGGCGACCAACACAAGTCACACCCATTTCACTGCGTGGCTTGCTGTACCATGTGCGCTGATTCTTGCGCTCAATACGTTGCAGGTTGCTTTCAATCTGTTCGTGGTATTCAGCCAGCGCCGTAAGGTCTATCGGATTCAGTGCGCTTTCTACTCGTGATTTCGGTTTGCGATTCAGCGAGAGAATAGGGCGGTTAACTGGTTTTGCGCTTACCCCAACCAACAGGGGATTTGCTGCTTTCCATTGAGCCTGTTTCTCTGCGCGACGTTCGCGGCGGCGTGTTTGTGCATCCATCTGGATTCTCCTGTCAGTTAGCTTTGGTGATTGGATGGCCGGCGCTGAACCCCGGCTTACTGGTTAGAGCGCCCGCACTACCAGTGACGCTGTCTTGAGGCGCAGATTGGTTACTGCTTGCCATGAGCGCTGTTTATACATTGGTCGAGCATCAGCCTGCTCATTCATCCAATCCCAAAGCCTTCTGCTTTGAATGCTGCCCTTCTTCAGGGCTTAATTTTTAAGAGCCTCACCTTCATGGTGGTCAGTGCGTCCTGCTGATGGCTAAATAGTACGATTTGTACTTTATCGAGTCAATACAAAATGTTCTAAATATAATTGGTTTTTTATAACGCTTTGTATTTAATGGGTTTATATTTTGGAAAAAGAAAACCCGACGCTAAGGTCGGGTTATTGTTGTGTGTTTTAGAGTGGTGAGGCTGTTAACTAAATGTCTCTTCAGGCCACTGGCTGGCGATAACTTTCCCTACTACGGAACAGCTATCATTGCATGGAATCATTGGATATTGCGGGTTTAGTGGCTGTAGGAACACCTGACCGCTATCCCTGATCAGTTTCTTGAAGGTAAACTCGTCACCACCAAGTCTGGCTATGCAGAAATCACCTGGCTCAACAGCCTGCTCAGGGTCAACGAGAATTAACATCCCGTCAGGAAAGCTTGGCTTGGATCCTGTTGGCGCGGTCATGGAATTACCTTCAACTTCAAGCCAAAACGCACAATCACTGGCTTTTTTGGTTGTGCTGACCCATCTCTCCGCATCACCTTTGGTAAAGGTTCTAAGCTCAGGCGAGAACATCCCGGCCTGAACATGAGAAAAAACAGGGTACTCATATTGTTTTTTAACGGGGGCAGATGAGTATTCGCCAACAGGTGAAAATGTACCGTCGTGGTTGAATGAGACATTATCAATACCAAGGTATTTAAACACCACACCAATCTCGTCAAGAGATGGATGACGAGATCCGCGCAACCAGTGACCAATTCCACCCTGCGTCATACCAAGCTCTTCAGCTAACTTCTCTTGAGTTATGCCGAGCTCTTTCATTCTGGATCTAGCCAGTTCATACCATTTCATTTTCATACCCTTATTATTACGCTCTGTACTAAAACCATCCATGCACAAGATGTATTTTTTTGTTTGCATTCTAAAAGTACATATCGTATTATTGTTTCATGGTTACTATGGAGGGCATATGAGCAACCTACGAAAATATCGAGAGTCACTGAATATCTCTCAAACAACACTTGCTAAGGCAGTTGGATGCACACAGGGAGCTATCGGACATTGGGAATCTGGTCGTCGCTTCCCAGACCTTAAAACATGCCGCGCTCTTGTTGCATGCCTAAACAAGTTAGGCGCAAAAGTCAGTCTTGATGACGTGTTCCCTCCGGAACACAAAGCCGCTTAAGACATTCCCGCTCTTACACATTCCAGCCCTGAAAAAGGGCATCAAATTAAACCACACCTATGGTGTATGCATTTATTTGCATACATTCAATCAATTGTTATCTAAGGAAATACTTACATATGGTTCGTGCAAACAAACGCAACGAGGCTCTACGAATCGAGAGTGCGTTGCTTAACAAAATCGCAATGCTTGGAACTGAGAAGACAGCGGAAGCTGTGGGAGTTGATAAGTCGCAGATCAGCAGGTGGAAGAGGGACTGGATTCCAAAGTTCTCAATGCTGCTTGCTGTTCTTGAATGGGGCGTCGTTGACGACGATATGGCTCGATTGGCACGACAAGTTGCTTCGATTCTCACCAATAAAAAACGCCCGGCGGCAACCGAGCGTTCTGATCAAATACAAATGGAATTTTAATAACATCCAACGAGGTAATTATATGCGAAACAAAGGCTTTAATCCACCTGATACACACAAAGAAGCTAAGCGTTTGCGCTTCCTTCGTTCCATTGATGAAAGAACTCAAATCTCTTTTGTGAAAGTTGCCAGAACTGAGCTTCTGAAGGCTGAGGCGAGGGCGTTGCTCCCGTCTCTACCAAAAGAGGAGGGATATACGTTCATTCCAAACGCATTTCTGGAAAAGCTGATCAAAGAAGACATATCCGTAAGTCAGTTTAACGATGTTCTTAAGGTCTTTCGTCAAGGCAGGTAGTGATGAGCAATACAGCAAAAATCTACGATTTCAGCGCCGCACACGAGCGCAGGAGCAACAGGATGGAGAACCAGAAAACTGGTTACATTCCGTTGTACCGGAGCATTCTGAAACAGTCATGGGCGAAAGATGTTTATCTTCGCACCCTGTGGGAAAACCTTCTCCTGAATGCCGCCAGAAAGCCATACAAAGCGAATTTCAAAGGTCATGAATGGCATCTGCAACCCGGTCAACTGGTTGTGACAGCAGCTGATTTAGGTCTTCAGTTATGCGACAGGCATGGCAAGCCGGCAAGCCGTGATCAGGTTGAGCGGATGCTTCAGGTTTTTGTGAAAGAGGGGATGATCTCCATTGATGGAGAGAAGCAAAAAGGTCGTGTGATCACCATCACAAATTACCATGAATACGCTCAAAAAATGGACAATTCCCCCGCACATGAAGCCGCACAAACAACCGCACATGATGCCGCACATGATGAAGCCAGTAATGGCGCGGCTTTCAGCGTACATGCCGCACATGAAAGCGCACATGAAGCCGCACAAACAACCGCACATCATGAACAAGAAGGTATTAACAAGAATATAAATAATACCCCCCTACCCCCCAATGGGGGAGGCGATGGGCAGGTTAAACCTGAACGTCGCAAGGCAGAACGAATCGACTACGAATCCTTCCTGAACGCCTACAACACCGAAGTCGGTGACAGGCTTCCACACGCTGTTGCGGTCAACGAGAAACGCAAACGCCGCCTGAAGAAAATCATCCCGCAACTGAAAACGCCAAACGTGGACGGTTTCAGAGCGTATGTCAGGGCGTTTGTGCATCAGGCCAAGCCGTTTTACTTCGGAGACAACGACACGGGCTGGACGGCAGATTTTGATTACCTGCTGAGGGAAGATTCGTTAACGGGAGTTCGGGAAGGGAAGTTTGCAGACAGGGGGATTGCATGAAACAGGATATCGAAGCGAGCGTTATCGGTGGCCTGCTGATTGGTGGATTAACACCAATTGCCAGTGACGTTCTGGCAACGCTTGAGCCGGAAGCGTTTTCAATACCGCTCTACCGGAAAGCCTTCGAGGTTATCCGCAAGCAGGCGCGAAACAGAAACCTAATCGACGCGCTGATGGTTGCCGAGGCGTGCGGAGAGGAGCATTTCACGTCAATCCTGATGACCAGCAAAAACTGCCCGAGTTCCGCAAACCTGAAGGGATATGCTGGAATGGTCGCGGATAACTATCACCGCCGTCTGGTGCTGGAAATCATGGATGAAATGCGTGAACCAATTCAGAGCGGAACCATCGACGCATCGAGTCAGGCGATGGATGAACTTGTAAAGCGTCTTTCAGCCATCAGAAAGCCCCGTGACGAGGTTAAACCTGTACGGTTAGGGGAAATCATAACTGACTACACTGACACGCTTGACAGGCGTCTGAGGAACGGAGAAGAGTCCGATACCCTGAAGACCGGAATCGAAGAACTTGACGCCATCACCGGAGGGATGAACGCGGAAGACCTGGTGATAATCGCCGCTCGTCCTGGTATGGGGAAAACCGAACTGGCGCTGAAGATTGCCGAAGGCGTTGCAAGTCGTGTTATTCCTGGTTCTGACGTCCGGCGCGGAGTATTGATTTTCTCAATGGAAATGAGCGCATTGCAGATTGCAGAGCGAAGCATTGCCAACGCCGGGAGGATGTCGGTTAGTGTGCTGCGAAATCCTGCAGCGATGGATGACGAAGGCTGGGCACGTGTTGCTAACGGCATGAGTCAGCTTGCAGATTTGGATGTATGGGTAGTCGATGCCTCGCGGTTATCGGTCGAAGAAATACGATCAATCGCAGAACGGCACAAACAGGAAAATCCAAACCTGTCACTCATCATGGCGGATTATCTTGGCCTGATTGAGAAGCCGAAAGCAGACCGCAACGACCTCGCAATTGCTCACATCTCCGGAAGCCTGAAGGCGATGGCGAAAGACCTGAAAACGCCTGTTATCTCCCTAAGTCAACTTTCGCGCGATGTTGAGAAGCGACCAAACAAACGCCCGACAAACGCAGATTTGCGTGATTCAGGAAGCATTGAACAGGACGCAGACTCAATCATCATGCTCTATCGGGAAGCGGTATATGACGAGAGCAGTAGCGCCGCGCCATTTGCTGAAATCATCGTGACGAAAAACCGTTTTGGCTCGCTTGGTACGGTTTACCAGCGGTTCTGTAACGGACACTTTGTTGCATGTGACCAGGATGAAGCCAGACAGATTTGCACAGCATCAAATGCACCTGCTGCGCGTGGCAGACGATATGCACAAGGGGCTGACGTATGACCATCTACATCACTGAGCTAATAACAGGCCTGCTGGTAATCGCAGGCCTTTTTATTTGGGGGAGAGTAAATCGTGGTTGAGTTGATTTTCTCTGCATTGAGGATTCTCGGTGCCATGTGGATGGTGGCGACGTTCATTGTTGTTGCCAGCAGTTTTGTCCGGTTGGTAGGCGAAGGTAAAGACCCGGTGGGTGTGCTTTTCGGTAGCATTTTCCTGTGGGTGATTATCGGTGTTATGCCTGTTGTCGTAGCAAAAGTGGCGTGGCGTTTTGTGAGTTGAACTGAGGGTAAGTATCGATGGACGAATCAAGAAAGCAGTTTGAAGAATGGTTTGAAAATTACACCGGATGTGATCCTAAAAATAAAATATACGCCAATATGGTTGAGATGTATTGGCAAGCGTGGCAGGCATCGCGAGCAGCTATCGAGATTGAGTGTCCTGGAAAAAGAGAGCGTGAGGCATTTTCTACCGATTTCGAGGATGGGGTCACATTTGGTTATAACGACGCAATTAGTGAATGCGAAGGACGGATTCGCGCCGCTGGAATCAAAGTGAAGGAGTGAGTATGAGCGCATACGAAGAAATCATGTTAGCCCTGCGATTCTTTTTCGATGTGGAAGAAGATGAAAACGTAAATGAGATTATCGGGCAAGACCATGACCCGATAGGGACTATTGCAGCTGCACTTGACGATTACAGGAGCGTAAATGGTGAGGAAACTAACGTTTGAACTAAGAAGCACCATCCATCAGCAGAACGCCATTCAAGCTATCCAGCAAATCCTTCCAGACCCAACCAAACCAATCGTAGTAACCATTCAGGAACGCAACCGCAGCTTAGACCAAAACAGGAAGCTATGGGCCTGCTTAGGTGACGTCTCTCGTCAGGTTGAATGGCATGGTCGCTGGCTGGATGCAGAAAGCTGGAAGTGTGTGTTTACCGCAGCATTAAAGCAGCAGGATGTTGTTCCTAACCTTGCCGGGAATGGCTTTGTGGTAATAGGCCAGTCAACCAGCAGGATGCGTGTAGGCGAATTTGCGGAGCTATTAGAGCTTATACAGGCATTCGGTACAGAGCGTGGCGTTAAGTGGTCAGACGAAGCGCGACTGGCTCTCGAATGGAAAGCGCGATGGGGAGACAGGGCGGCATGAGACGACAGCGACGAAGTATCACCGACATCATCTGCGAAAACTGCAAATACCTTCCAACGAAACGCTCCAGAAATAAACGCAAGCCAACCCCAAAAGAATCTGACGTAAAAACCTTCAACTACACGGCTCACCTGTGGGATATCCGGTGGCTAAGACATCGTGCTAGGAAATGACAATGGATTATTCACAGTTAAGTGATTTTGAAATTAACAGAATGGTAGGAGACATAATTTTTAAAGGCCTTTGGGCATGTAAGCCGGAAACGTCAGGGAATAATACCAACAAATGGTATTACGGAAACGCTGATACAACTTTTGAGCCATTAAACCATTTACCTGACTACTGCAATGATCCGAGTGCCTCATGGCCGATTATTGAGAAACACAGGATTTCTATCTTAGACCAGTTAACTGAATGGTGTGTGGATGCAAACGGCGTAAGACCAATATTTGATACCAGACCTCTCCGCGCCGCCATGATTGTCTTTCTCATGATGCAGGACGCCAATAATGCTTAGCCCATCCCAATCCCTTCAATACCAGAAAGAAAGCGTCGAGCGGGCTTTAACGTGCGCTAACTGCGGTCAGAAGCTGCATGTGCTGGAAGTTCACGTGTGCTCCGATTGCTGCGCAGAACTGATGAGCGATCCGAATAGTTCAATGTACGAGGAAGAAGACGATGAATGATTACCTGAAATGGTATCTCTGCCACCGCTGGTTAATTAAGTTTGCTGTAAAAGACTGGATGACAGCGGATGCCAACAAGCTTAAGCAAAGAAAAGACTATTACTACGCCAGAATGAAGGAAAACTACTGCTCAATTCGCACTCGCATATTTATTAAAAAAGACCTTCAGTCAATTCTTCAATTGCGAGGGAAGGTAAATGGCTAATCTACGCAAAGAAGCACGCGGCAGAGAATGCCAGGTACGTATTTACGGCGTATGCAATGGTAATCCTGAAACTACAGTTCTGGCACATTACAGGATGGCTGGAATTTGCGGAACGGGAATGAAGCCTGACGACCTGATCGGCGCATGGGCTTGTAGCGCGTGTCACGATGAAATCGACCGACGCACCCATAACCTCGACAACAAAGACGCCAGACTTTGCCACCTCGAAGGCGTAATCAGGACGCAGGCGATACTGCTGAAGGAGGGGAAGATTAAGCCATGAACGAATATCAGTTTGTGCTTCCATACCCGCCGTCGGTGAACACCTACTGGCGAAGACGGGGAAGCCAATACTACATCAGCGATAAAGGCCAGAAATACCGAAAAGACGTTCAGCAAATCATCCGCCAACTCAAGTTAGACATTTTCACCAAATCACGACTCCGCATCAAAGTAATCGCAGACGTTCCAGACTCCCGCCGCCGCGACCTCGATAACATCCTGAAAGGTTTACTCGATTCCCTTATCCACGCCGGATTTGCGGAAGACGACGAGCAATTCGATGACATTCGCGTAATTCGTGGTGTGAAAGTACCAGGCGGACGGCTTGGAATAAAAATCACCGAACTGGAGAGCGCATGAACGCCACAATTCAAACGATACCAGAGCTTCTTATCCAGACACGAGGCAATCAGACCGAAGTGGCGAGGATGCTTTCCTGTGCAAGAGGAACAGTGCTCAAGTACAACCGAGACAGCAAAGGTGAGCGTCACGTAATAGTTAACGGCGTCCTGATGGTCAGACAGGGCAAGAGGGGAAGACCATGAGACTCGAAAGCGTAGCTAAATTTCATTCGCCAAAAAGCCCGATGATGAGCGACTCACCACGGGCTACGGCTTCTGACTCTCTTTCCGGTACTGATGTGATGGCTGCTATGGGGATGGCACAATCACAGGCCGGATTTGGAATGGCTGCATTCTGTGGTAAGCACGAACTCAGCCAGAACGACAAACAAAAGGCTATCAACTATCTGATGCAATTTGCACACAAGGTATCGGGGAAATACCGTGGTGTGGCAAAGCTCGAAGGAAATACTAAGGCAAAGGTACTGCAAGTTCTCGCAACATTCGCTTATGCGGATTATTGCCGTAGTGCCGCGACGCCGGGTGCAAGATGCAGAGATTGTCACGGTACAGGCCGTGTGGTTGATATAGCAAAAACAGAGCAGTGGGGGAGAGTTGTTGAGAAAGAATGCGGAAGATGCAAAGGTGTCGGCTATTCAAGGATGCCAGCAAGCGCCGCATATCGCGCTGTAACGATGCTAATCCCAAACCTTACTCAACCCACCTGGTCACGCACTGTTAAGCCGCTGTATGACGCTCTGGTGGTGCAATGCCACAAGGAAGAGTCAATTGCAGACAATATCTTGAATGCGGTCACACGTTAGCAGCATGATTGCCACGGATGGCAACATATTAACGGCATAATATTGACTTTTTGAATAAAGTTGGGTAAATTTGACCTAACGATGGATAAATGCACTCGTTAAATAAAGCCCTGAGTTAATAGCTCGGGGCTTTTTGCGTTTTAATCACGACCTTTCTGAAAGCACATCAAGCCAAATACCAGACAGACAAAAATAATCACCTTATCCGCTGTGGCTACGGTGCGGTGTGCTTTGCATAAAAGAAAACCAGCGCAATGGCTGGCTTCGTGAAAGCGGGTGGCAAGAGGTTGCGCTAACAACCTCCTGCCGTTTTGCCCGTGCATATCGGTCACGAACAAATCTGATTACTAAACACAGTAGCCTGGATTTGTTCTATCAGTAATCGACCTTATTCCTAATTAAATAGAGCAAATCCCCTTATTGGGGGTAAGACATGAAGATGCCAGAAAAACATGACCTGTTAGCCGCCATTCTCGCGGCAAAGGAACAAGGCATCGGGGCAATCCTTGCGTTTGCAATGGCGTACCTTCGCGGCAGATATAATGGCGGTGCGTTTACAAAAACAGTAATCGACGCAACGATGTGCGCCATTATCGCCTGGTTCATTCGTGACCTTCTCGACTTCGCCGGACTAAGTAGCAATCTCGCTTATATAACGAGCGTGTTCATCGGCTACATCGGTACTGACTCGATTGGTTCGCTTATCAAACGCTTCGCTGCTAAAAAAGCCGGAGTAGAAGATGGTGGAAATCAATAATCAACGTAAGGCGTTCCTCGATATGCTGGCGTGGTCAGAGGGAACTGATAACGGACGACAGAAAACCAGAAATCATGGTTATGACGTCATTGTTGGCGGAGAGCTATTCACTGATTACTCCGATCACCCTCGCAAACTTGTCACGCTAAACCCCAAACTCAAATCAACAGCCGCCGGACGTTACCAGCTTCTTTCCCGTTGGTGGGATGCCTACCGTAAGCAGCTTGGCCTGAAAGACTTCTCTCCGAAAAGCCAGGACGCTGTGGCATTGCAGCAGATTAAGGAGCGTGGCGCTTTACCGATGATTGATCGCGGTGATATCCGTCAGGCAATCGACCGTTGCAGCAATATCTGGGCTTCACTGCCGGGCGCTGGTTATGGTCAGTTCGAGCATAAGGCTGACAGCCTGATTGCAAAATTCAAAGAAGCGGGCGGAACGGTCAGAGAGATTGAGGTATGAGCAGAGTCACCGCGATTATCTCCGCTCTGGTTATCTGCATCATCGTCTGCCTGTCATGGGCTGTTAATCATTACCGTGATAACGCCATCGCCTACAAAGACCAGCGCGATAAATCCACATCCATCATCGCTGATATGCAGAAGCGTCAACGTGATGTAGCAGAACTCGATGCCAGATATACAAAGGAGCTTGCTGATGCTAACGCGACTATCGAAAGTCTCCGTGATGATGTTTCTGCTGGGCGTAAGCGGCTGCAAGTCGCCGCCTCCTGTGCAAAGTCAAAGACCGGAGCCAGCGGCATGGGCGATGGAGAAAGCCCAAGACTTACAGCAGATGCTGAACTCAATTATTACCGTCTCCGAAGTGGAATCGACAAGATAACCGCGCAGGTTAACTACCTGCAGGAATACATCAGGACGCAATGCCTGAAATAATTTTTTTGCAAATCACAAAGTCAATTTAATGAGCCTCGCGATGCGGGGCTTTTTGCAATAAATGCGTACCGCAACGCATGTTTTTTACACCGAACCTGCCCCTTTGGAATGGGCCTTTGAGGATGCCAGTTAGTGCTGGCGAGCCTCGGTGGGCTGGTTTCCTATGCGGCAAAGGTTCATTTCAAATGGTAGGTAAACGTTATGAATATCGTGCCACTTAATTACAAAGGTGAAATTGTCAGTTTCAACACTGATGGTTGGATCAACGTCACAGGTGTTGCTGAGAGATTTGGGAAACGCATTGATAACTGGATGCGTTTGGCAGAAACGCTTGAATACGTTCGTGCTTTAGACGAAGCGTTGACCGGGAAAGAATCTCAAATTTTACATCCCTCACAATCGAGGTATGTAAAAACCAGCAAGGCACGAAAGGACAGGGGTGGTGGTACGTGGCTACATCCAAAACTTTCAGTTGCATTTGCCCGTTGGTGTGATGCTCGTTTTGCTGTGTGGTGCGACCTGCACATTGATAGTCTGCTTCGCGGTGAACTGACTGAGCAGCAGAAATATGAGCAAGCATGTCGCATTCGCGATGACCGGAAATCAAAAGCCAGCAATGGGGCAAGAGAGATGGCTCGCTGGCGATGGGATAAGCCGGTTATTGAAGCAAATGTTGAGTACTGGCGCGAGCAACTGCAGTTGACTCTCGATATCGCGTGCTGATGGCAAACGCAAAACTGCGTTATCGGAAAAATCAAAGCATTACGAGAACTGAGCAACGGCTATCCATTACAAAGCCCATCTACGGGTGGGCTTGATAATGAAACCGGAATTTATTCTTGGCAACCAGTTACGGCAGTACCACGAAGCAACCCAAGCCAGTAAGTGGGGAAATAACACCGGCAGCCACTGAAAGATGAACCTCCTGCCTTATGGCAAAAAAGATTCTTTGTGGTGGCGGACTGATGGAAAGACATCGGTTATTGCAGAGACCATTCAATGAGTGGTCTCGACAATGGCTTATACCCTACACGGGATAACTTAACTGATATCCCTTTTAACGGATAAACGGAGCCAACAATGGCAGAGATTATTCCCATGACTGAAGAACAGAAATTCCAGTTAGAGATTTATAAACTGGTCATGAACCAGAACGCAGCCGCAGAAGAAGCATTTCAGTTCATTGGCACTGACGAGTTGAAGCTTGAGCCATTCAAAATTCACTTCCAGTCAGGCGGCGCTAATTCAGATATCACGACCCGCACTATCGAAGCGGTGCGTAAATCGAAGGAAGCGTTAGACCTGTTCACTACCGGAGCATGATGTGAGCCGCGTAATCAATTTGGGTAAGGAGAAGAAATTCCCAATTACTCAAGAGCTATACGAGAGGCTGGAAAGCGTCATCCATGATTATGGTGAAATCAGTGTATGTGAGGCTATTGGCACACTCGAATTGCTGAAGCAGTCATTGATTGAAAGCATGAAGAGCCAACGACCTGAAATAACAACTAAGTGAGATAAATATGGCGACTGAACCAAAAGCTGGTCGCCCCTCTGATTATATGCCGGAGGTGGCTGACGATATCTGCTCGTTGCTTTCTTCTGGCGAAAGTTTGCTGAAAGTATGTAAGCGTCCTGGTATGCCGGATAAGTCCACTGTTTTCCGCTGGCTGGCAAAGCATGAGGATTTTCGCGACAAGTACGCGAAGGCAACTGAGGCACGAGCTGATTCTATTTTCGAAGAGATATTCGAAATTGCTGACAATGCGATTCCAGATGCTGCTGAGGTGGCAAAGGCAAGACTTCGCGTTGATACCCGCAAATGGGCGCTGGCCCGAATGAATCCCCGTAAGTATGGCGACAAGGTAACTAACGAGCTTGTCGGCAAAGACGGCGGCGCAATCCAGATTGAAACATCACCGATGAGCACTCTATTCGGAAAATGACCTCGATTAATCCTATCTTTGAACCGTTCATTGAGGCGCATCGCTACAAAGTCGCCAAAGGCGGTCGAGGTAGCGGTAAGTCATGGGCAATTGCGAGACTGCTTGTTGAAGCGGCGCGTCGGCAGCCTGTGCGCATACTCTGCGCTCGTGAACTGCAAAACAGTATCAGCGATTCGGTAATCCGGTTGCTTGAAGACACTATCGAGCGTGAAGGGTATTCGGCTGAGTTTGAAATTCAGCGTTCCATGATTCGTCATCTCGGAACGAATGCTGAATTCATGTTCTACGGCATCAAAAACAACCCGACGAAGATTAAATCGCTCGAAGGCATTGATATCTGCTGGGTGGAAGAAGCGGAAGCGGTAACAAAGGAATCGTGGGATATCCTGATCCCAACCATCCGTAAGCCGTTCTCTGAAATATGGGTGAGCTTTAACCCGAAGAACATCCTCGACGATACCTATCAGCGATTCGTTGTAAATCCTCCCGATGATATTTGTCTGCTGACGGTGAACTACACCGACAACCCGCACTTTCCTGAAGTTCTCCGTCTGGAGATGGAAGAGTGTAAACGCAGAAATCCGACACTGTATCGTCATATCTGGCTTGGTGAGCCAGTAAGCGCAAGTGATATGGCAATCATCAAACGTGAATGGCTTGAAGCCGCAACCGATGCGCACAAGAAACTCGGATGGAAAGCGAAAGGCGCTGTTGTCTCTGCGCATGACCCATCAGATACAGGGCCAGATGCTAAAGGTTATGCATCGCGTCACGGTTCGGTAGTTAAGCGCATTGCCGAAGGTCTGCTGATGGACATCAACGAGGGTGCTGACTGGGCTACTTCGCTGGCGATTGAAGACGGCGCTGACCATTACCTGTGGGATGGTGATGGTGTTGGTGCCGGGCTACGCAGACAGACAACGGAAGCGTTCTCCGGTAAGAAAATCACCGCCACGATGTTCAAGGGCAGCGAATCGCCATTCGATGAAGATGCACCGTATCAGGCCGGAGCATGGGCTGATGAAGTCGTACAGGGCGACAACGTTCGCACTATTGGCGATGTGTTCCGCAATAAGCGAGCGCAATTCTATTACGCGCTGGCTGACAGGCTGTATCTGACATATCGGGCGGTTGTCCACGGTGAGTATGCAGACCCCGACGACATGCTGAGTTTCGACAAAGAAGCGATAGGCGAGAAGATGCTGGAGAAGCTGTTTGCAGAACTGACGCAGATTCAGCGCAAATTCAATAATAACGGGAAGCTGGAGCTTATGACTAAGGTCGAAATGAAGCAGAAGCTCGGTATTCCATCTCCTAACCTGGCTGATGCGCTGATGATGTGTATGCATTGCCCGGCATTGGTCCGCGAAGAAACAGAAATATACGTTCCCTCATCCTCCGGTTGGTAAACATGGCAGAGACATTAGAGAAAAAACATGAGCGGATCATGCTCAGGTTTGACCGCGCCTATTCTCCACAGCAGGAAGTGCGCGAAAAGTGCATTGAAGCTACGAGGTTTGCTCGTGTCCCCGGAGGTCAATGGGAAGGAGCAACGGCGGCTGGAACTAAGCTTGATGAGCAGTTCGAGAAGTATCCTAAGTTTGAAATCAATAAGGTAGCAACTGAACTTAACCGCATCATTGCAGAATACCGCAATAACAGAATCACCGTTAAGTTTCGTCCTGGTGACAGAGAGGCAAGCGAAGAGTTAGCCAATAAATTAAATGGTCTGTTCCGTGCTGACTACGAAGAAACTGATGGCGGTGAGGCTTGCGATAATGCATTTGACGACGCTGCTACTGGTGGTTTCGGTTGCTTCCGTTTGACGTCGATGCTGGTCAATGAATACGACCCCATGGACGATCGTCAGCGTATTGCTATTGAACCAATATACGACCCGTCGCGCTCTGTGTGGTTTGACCCTGACGCTAAGAAGTACGACAAATCTGACGCGTTGTGGGCGTTCTGCATGTATTCGTTGTCACCTGAAAAATATGAGGCTGAATACGGAAAGAAACCTCCTGCTTCTCTGGATGTAACGTCTATGACCAGTTGGGAATATGACTGGTTTGATGCAGATGTTATTTACATAGCGAAGTATTACGAAGTTCGTAAAGAGTCTGTTGACGTTATCAGTTATCGACATTCAATCACTGGAGAGATTGCAACATACGACAGTGATCAGGTCGAAGATATTGAAGATGAACTGGCAATAGCTGGATTTCAGGAAGTTGCAAGGCGCTCAGTGAAGCGGCGTCGTGTGTATGTATCAGTAGTGGATGGTGATGGTTTCCTTGAGAAACCTCGACGTATTCCTGGTGAGCATATCCCCCTCATCCCGGTTTATGGAAAACGCTGGTTCATTGATGACATTGAGCGTGTCGAAGGACATATTGCAAAAGCAATGGATCCACAGCGTTTGTACAACCTTCAGGTATCAATGCTGGCTGATACTGCAGCGCAAGACCCCGGTCAGATCCCTATAGTTGGCATGGAGCAAATACGTGGACTTGAGAAGCACTGGGAGGCTCGCAACAAGAAACGACCAGCGTTCTTGCCGTTGCGCGAAGTGAGAGATAAATCTGGCAACATCATCGCTGGAGCTACCCCGGCAGGATATACACAGCCTGCGGTTATGAATCAGGCATTGGCTGCATTACTACAGCAAACCAGTGCTGATATTCAGGAGGTTACAGGCGGCAGTCAGGCCATGCAGCAGATGCCAAGTAATATTGCTCAGGAAACGGTTAACAACTTGATGAACAGAGCAGATATGGCTTCGTTTATCTATCTGGACAATATGGCGAAAAGTCTTAAACGCGCTGGTGAAGTATGGCTGTCAATGGCGCGTGAAGTGTACGGTTCAGAACGTGAAGTGCGCATCGTTAACGAAGATGGAAGTGATGATATCGCTGTCCTGAGCGCACAGGTTGTTGACAGGCAAACAGGGGCTGTTGTTGCGTTAAATGACCTTTCTGTCGGTCGATACGATGTGACGGTTGATGTTGGACCAAGCTACACAGCACGACGTGATGCAACGGTTTCTGTACTGACAAATGTCCTTAGCTCTATGCTTCCAACAGACCCAATGCGCCCGGCAATTCAGGGTATTATTCTGGACAATATCGATGGCGAAGGCCTTGATGACTTCAAAGAGTACAACCGAAACCAACTGCTGATATCTGGTATTGCAAAACCACGCAATGAGAAAGATCAGCAGATTGTTCAACAGGCGCAAATGGCAGCACAAAGCCAGCCAAATCCTGAAATGGTTCTCGCTCAGGCGCAAATGGTAGCAGCGCAGGCAGAAGCGCAAAAAGCAACTAACGAAACTGCTCAAACTCAAATCAAAGCATTTACTGCCCAGCAGGATGCGATGGAGAGTCAGGCAAACACTGTCTATAAACTGGCCCAAGCCAGAAACATCGATGACAAAGCAGTGATGGAGGCAATACGCCTTCTGAAAGATGTCGCCGAGTCACAACAACAGCAATTCCAGTCACCACCACAGTCTCCGGCAGACTTAATGCCGAGTTAACCAGGAGTAATCAATGGAAAACGAACTGATCATCGACGGTCAGGTTATTGGCCTGTCTGAAACACAGGAAAATGCAGAAGAAACCATCATCCAAACAGAGTCACAGCCTGAGAATGAAAGCCAGGATGACAACGGTAAAGAGGTGGCAACTGAGCCTGAAAAAACCGAAGAGACACCAGAAGATTACGCCTTGCGTATTGGTGATGAAGAAATTCAGCTTAACGCTGACGATGATGATCACATTGACGGGCAACCTGCACCGCAATGGGTGAAAGATCTTCGCAAAGGCTTCAAAGAAACACAGAAAGAAAACCGTGAGTTGCGCCGCCAGCTTGAGGAAGCATTAGCCAAGCCTGCGGAACATCAGCAACCACAACCAGACGCTATTCCACCAAAACCGACTCTTGAGTCGTGTGATTATGACGAACAGGCGTTTGAACAGGCATTGACTGATTGGCATGAGAAAAAAGGCCGTGTCGAACAGCAGCAGCAACAAAAACTACGTCAGCAACAGGAATACCAACAGCGTTTCCAGCAAAGGGTAGAAGCGCATAAACAACGGGCAGCAAAACTTCCTGTGAAAGATTATCAGGAAATGGAGGCCATTGTTCTTAGTGAGCTACCACCAATTCAGCAGGAAATCATCATTCACTGTGCAGACGAAGGCTCTGAACTACTCGCCTATGGCTTAGGTAAGAGCCAGCAATTACGCCAGCGTGTAGCCGCTGAGACAGATCCAATTCGCGCAGCATTCCTCTTGGGGCAGATTAGCAAACAGGTAAGCCTTGCTCCAAAACCAAAGAAAGCCATCAAGCCAGAGCCGGAAGTACGTGGTGGCGGTGCTGATGCGAAACAAGACGAATTCAACAAATTATGCCCCGGCGCAAAAATCGAATAAGGAAAAGATAAATGCCTAACAATCTCGACAGTAACGTCAGTCAAATCGTTCTGAAAAAATTCCTTCCGGGTTTTATGTCAGATTTAGTTCTGGCGAAAACCGTAGACCGTCAGTTGCTGGCAGGTGAAATCAACTCCAGCACTGGCGATAGCGTTAGCTTTAAACGTCCGCATCAATTCTCATCCCTCCGTACTCCCACTGGTGATATTTCAGGGCAAAATAAAAACAACCTGATCTCAGGTAAAGCTACGGGGCGTGTAGGTAACTACATCACTGTTGCTGTTGAATATCAGCAACTGGAGGAAGCGATCAAGCTTAACCAACTGGAAGAAATTCTCGCGCCGGTTCGCCAGCGAATCGTTACCGACCTTGAAACAGAGCTTGCTCACTTCATGATGAATAACGGTGCGTTGTCACTTGGTAGCCCCAATACTCCAATCACCAAATGGTCTGATGTTGCGCAGACGGCATCTTTCCTGAAAGACCTCGGCGTTAATGAAGGTGAAAACTATGCTGTAATGGATCCATGGTCTGCACAGCGACTTGCTGATGCGCAGACTGGTTTGCACGCTTCAGATCAATTGGTTCGTACTGCATGGGAGAATGCGCAGATTCCAACCAATTTTGGCGGCATTCGCGCACTGATGTCTAATGGGCTTGCCTCTCGTACGCAGGGGGCATTTGGCGGAACACTGACAGTCAAAACACAGCCAACTGTTACCTATAACGCAGTTAAAGACTCATACCAGTTCACTGTAACATTGACCGGAGCGACAGCCAGCGTTACAGGTTTTCTGAAAGCTGGTGATCAGGTTAAATTCACCAATACCTACTGGCTGCAACAGCAGACCAAACAGGCGTTGTATAACGGAGCCACACCAATTAGCTTCACTGCAACGGTTACTGCTGATGCTAATTCAGACAGCAGTGGCGATGTGACGGTTACGCTTTCTGGTGTTCCGATTTATGACACTACAAACCCGCAGTACAACTCTGTAAGTCGTCAGGTAGCGGCAGGCGATGCCGTATCTGTGGTAGGCACTGCTAGCCAGACAATGAAGCCAAACCTGTTCTATAACAAGTTCTTCTGTGGACTTGGCTCTATCCCACTACCGAAACTGCACAGTATTGATTCTGCTGTTGCAACATATGAAGGTTTCTCCATCCGCGTACATAAATACGCAGATGGCGATGCCAACGTGCAAAAAATGCGCTTCGACTTACTGCCTGCATATGTGTGCTTTAACCCTCACATGGGCGGTCAGTTCTTCGGTAATCCGTAATAACAAGGGGGCTTACGCCCCTTTTATGTTTTAAGGAAACAATATGGATCGCATGAGTGTATTCCTTGCCGCAGATAACGAATCAGGACATGTACAGGCCGTTATCGCAGAAAAAGACTTCCAGTTTTTCGAAAAGTTGGGCTTTGTTGCCTCAGTTGATGAATTGAAACCGACCAGTAAGCGAGGTCGTAAGGCGGCAGACAATGGCAACAGTACTGACAAAGGGTGAGATCGTCCTTTTTGCGCTTCGTAAGTTTGCTATTGCTTCTAATGCATCGCTGACTGATGTTGAGCCGCAATCAATTGAAGATGGTGTAAATGATCTGGAAGATATGATGTCCGAGTGGATGATTAACCCCGGCGACATTGGTTACGCTTTCGCAACTGGAGATGAGCAGCCATTACCTGATGATGAGTCAGGTCTTCCAAGAAAATACAAACACGCAGTAGGCTATCAGTTATTGCTGAGAATGCTATCTGATTACAGCCTTGAGCCAACTTCGCAAGTTCTCAGTAACGCCCAACGCTCATATGATGCCTTGATGACCGACACTCTGGTTGTTCCTTCAATGCGACGACGTGGAGATTTTCCTGTAGGACAGGGTAATAAATATGACGTGTTTACATCTGACCGATATTATCCAGGCGATCTCCCTCTGATTGATGGCGATATCCCAAACGCATAGGTGAATAAATGCCTATTCAGCAACTTCCGCTTATGAAAGGTGTCGGCAAAGACTTTCGAAACGCCGACTATATCGACTATCTGCCAGTGAATATGCTGGCAACCCCCAAAGAAATCCTTAACATCAGCGGATATCTTCGCTCATTCCCGGGCATTGCCAAACGCTCTGATGTAAACGGTGTATCGCGCGGAGTCGAGTACAACATGGCGCAGAATGCTGTTTATCGCGTGTGTGGTGGCAAGCTCTACAAAGGAGAAAGTGAAGTCGGTGATGTTTCCGGAAGTGGTCGTGTATCAATGGCGCATGGTCGGACATCACAGGCGGTAGGCGTTAATGGTCAACTGGTCGAGTATCGCTATGATGGCACGGTTAAAACCGTATCAAACTGGCCTGCAGACAGCGGATTCACGCAGTATGAGTTAGGTTCGGTCCGTGACATTACGCGTTTACGTGGGCGTTATGCGTGGTCAAAAGACGGTACTGATTCATGGTTTATCACTGACCTTGAAGACGAATCGCATCCTGACCGTTACAGCGCACAATATCGCGCAGAATCGCAGCCGGACGGCATCATCGGCATAGGTACATGGCGAGACTTCATCGTCTGCTTTGGTTCATCGACGATTGAATATTTCTCCCTGACTGGTGCAACCACCGTTGGTGCCGCTTTGTATGTCGCACAGCCATCACTGATGGTGCAGAAAGGGATTGCCGGAACCTACTGCAAAACGCCGTTTGCTGATTCGTATGCGTTCATCAGCAATCCGGCAACAGGTGCGCCGTCTGTATACATCATCGGCTCCGGTCAGGTGTCACCAATCGCCAGCGCGAGCATTGAGAAAATCCTCCGCTCCTACACTGCTGATGAACTGGCTGATGGCGTGATGGAATCGTTGCGGTTTGATGCTCATGAGTTGCTGATTATCCATCTTCCGCGCCACGTCCTCGTATACGACGCATCTTCAAGCGCCAATGGTCCGCAATGGTGTGTGTTGAAAACAGGCCTGTATGACGATGTGTACCGCGCTATCGACTTCATTTACGAAGGCAATCAGATAACGTGCGGCGATAAGCTGGAATCGGTTATCGGCAAATTGCAGTTCGATATCAGCAGCCAGTACGACAAGCAACAGGAACACCTGCTGTTTACTCCGTTGTTCAAAGCGGATAACGCCAGAGTTTTCGACCTTGAGGTTGAATCGTCAACTGGCGTTGCGCAGTATGCTGACCGCCTTTTTCTCTCTGCAACCACTGACGGCATCAATTACGGGCGTGAGCAGATGATTGAGCAGAATGAACCGTTCGTTTATGACAAACGTGTTTTGTGGAAGCGAGTCGGGCGCATCAGGAAAAATGTCGGCTTCAAATTGCGCGTTATCACTAAGTCACCTGTCACTCTGTCTGGCTGCCAGATAAGGATTGAGTAATGGCTGATTCGAATCTCAACACCCCTGTTATTGTGCAGGCGACGCGGCTCGATACATCAATCCTTCCACGCAATATATTCAGCCAGTCTTACCTGTTGTATGTCATTAATCAGGGGGCTGATGTCGGCGCAATTGCCGGGAAGGCAAATCAGGCTGGTCAGGGCGCTTACGATGCTCAGGTGAAAAACGATGAACAGGACGTCGAACTGGCTGATCACGACGCAAGAATCACCGCAAACACAAAAGCGATAAATCTACTTGAGGTCAGGTTAACAACTGCCGAAGGGAAGATAGTCGTACTGCGTAGCGATGTTGATTACTTGCTGGATGAGGTTATCGATATTCAGGCGCATCTGGTCACTGTTGACCAAAGACTGGATGGCGTAGAAAGCGATGTATCTGACATTAAGAGTGATTACGTATCGAAAACTGTAACCGAATCGCAGTCTCTTGCGTCACCGCTGGATGTAAAAACATCATATTCAGTTGATGGAATTCAGGTTGTTGGAGCAAGAAATACCGGATGGACTGCAGCCACAGGTACGCCACTTCTTGGCTCATTCAACGCTAACCAGTCATACGCTGTCGGCACTACGTACACACAATCCGAAGTCGCAGCTCTCGCTACAGGTTTGCAGCAGGCGCGGCAGCGTATTCTGGCGCTTGAAACAGCACTTAGATTACATGGGCTGATTGACTGATGATTACATTCAAACCAACGCGAAACATTGACCTGATCGAAGCAGTCGGAAATCACCCTGACATTATCGCCGGGAGCAACAACGGTGATGGATACGACTACAAACCTGATTGCCGTTACTTTGAGGTGAACGTGCACGGGCAGTTCGGCGGAATTGTTTACTATCAGGAGATTCAGCCGCTGACCTTTGATTGCCACGCCATGTACCTGCCAGAGATTCGCGGATTCAGCAAGGAAATCGGGCTGGCGTTCTGGAGATACATTCTGACTAACACCACCGTTCAGTGCGTCACATCGTTCGCTGCACGCAAATTCCGCCACGGGCAGATGTACTGCGCAATGATTGGCCTTAAGCGTGTAGGAACCATCAAGAAATACTTCAAAGGCGTGGATGACGTAACGTTTTACAGCGCCACACGCGAAGAACTAATCAACTTCCTGAATCACGGGAGATAGCCATGTTATATGCATTTAAGCTGGGCAGAAAACTGCGCGGCGAGGAACCTTATTGCCCTGAAAAAGGCGGGAAAGGTGGCAGCTCTGATAAAAGCGCAAAGTATGCAGCAGAAGCTCAGAAGTATGCCGCAGACCTGCAAAATCAGCAGTTCAACACCATCATGAACAACCTGAAACCGTTTACTCCTCTGGCTGATAAGTATGTCGGCAGCCTCGAGAACTTATCGTCTCTGGAGGGGCAAGGTCAGGCGCTTAACCAGTATTACAACTCTCAGCAGTACAAAGATCTTGCTGGTCAGGCTCGCTATCAGAGTCTGGCGGCAGCGGAAGCAACAGGTGGATTGGGTTCCACCGCAACCAGTAATCAGTTAGCAACAATCGCACCAACGCTTGGTCAGCAATGGCTATCTGGACAAATGAACAATTACAACAACCTGGCAAATATCGGTCTTGGCGCTCTTCAGGGGCAGGCAAACGCCGGGCAAACATATGCCAACAACATGAGCCAGATTTCACAGCAAAGCGCGGCGCTGGCAGCGGCAAACGCCAACCGACCGTCAGCATTGCAGCAGGGTGTTAGTGGTGCTGCATCCGGTGCGCTTTTGGGTGGTGGCATAGCCAGTGCTCTCGAGCTATCAACTCCGTGGGGTGCTGGTATCGGTGCTGGTCTTGGTCTGCTTGGCTCGTTGTTTTAAGGGGTAATCAATGGCTACGTGGCAACAGGGTATTAATTCTGGTGGTTTTCTGGCTGGCATCGGTACGCAAAATGAGAATGCGCCAAAGGCAAGCGACATTAACGCAACGCTTGGTCTGAT